TTTCTCCATACGTTAAAGAAGCACCAGCTTCATTTCCAATAATAGTATTATCATTTGCGTTTGTTATATCTTCCCCAGCACCAATTCCAATAACTAAATTATCACTAACATTACCAGACAATCCACTTGGAACATTTATTAAGTATGCAGAGTTTGTTGAATTGTCTATTGTAACATCACTCAATCCATTCAAATCAGAAGCACCACCACCACCAGCAGCTTGTAATTCTAATTTACCAGCACTTGAATTGAAAGTCAATACATCGCCATTACTTGCGCCACTTTGAAGACCTGGAATTCTTAATGATGTAACTGCTGTGTTTCCTAAAGTTATTTCATTTGTAGCAGTAGCTGAACTTGCATCGGCATCATATCCAATAATAGTTAAATTAGAGCCAGTTGTTACAGAGTTCCCAGCTTCAAAACCCATTAAAGTATTATTCCCTCCAGTTGTTACAGCAAATCCAGATCTATAACCCACGGCGACATTTTGTGATTTAGAGCCAAAAGCACCAGCCATAGATTGTGAGCCAATCATTACGTTTTTAGAACTTGTACTGTCTGCGTATTGTCCAGCAGCACTACCTATTGCAGTATTGTCTGCGTTTTCTAAATATCGTAAAGCATTGTTACCAATAGCGACATTTTGCGTACCAGAGCCACTACGACTTCCACCAGCCAAAGAGCCGATAAAAGTATTTGCACCACCAGTTTGTGATTTACCAGCTTGATAACCAAGCATAGTTCTGAAAGCGCCAGTTGTATTGCTATATCCAGCTTCAAAACCTAAATTTGTGTTATTACTTCCAGAAGTGTTTGAGAAACCAGACTGGTAACCTATTGAAGTGTGACCGGTATTTTGATTTGCTCTTCCAGCTTGAGCGCCTAAATAAGTTGCGCTTGAACTTGACGACAAACCACCGGCTTGATAACCAACACCAACTGTACTACTTCCAGAAGTTATATTTAAACATGCTAAACCAATCGCTACATTGTAAGCGCCATTTGTAATGTTATTTCCAGCTTCCCAACCTACTAAAACATTACCAGTTCCAGAATTCAAAGCAACACCAGCTTGATTACCTATCAAAGTATTACTGTTTCCATTTGTTAAAGCGGCCCCAGCATCAATACCCAAAACAGTATTTCCTTGTGGATTACCACTTAAACCGCTCGGCACTTCGCCTACATATAAAGAAGCAGTATCAACTAAACAATCACTCAAACCATTTAAGTCTGATGCTCCGCCGCCACCTAAATTAGCTGGGTCAATACGGACGTTGTCCGTTCCATCATAACCAACCAAGAAATCAACATTTGCTGAATCAGTTTTTAAGGTAAAATCACTAAATTTTTTATTCGCCATAATTTTTTTATTTATTCAATTATTAAATTGTCATTGTTTTCAGCCAACACAAAACCGCCGGATTCTAAAATTATAAAATCGCCTATTGGAATAGTTGCAATTTCGTCGTAAATATTATGTATTTGTAATCCTAAACCTAACATATATTTATTTTAAATAACAAATTACTTTACCACTTGCAACAGAAACGTCGTCAAAATTTCCAAATATTATTCCGCCTTTTGTTAATGCTAATGAAGTTATTGACGTGTCACCGCCGGTTGAATCAATATCACAACTAATTGTTGAATCGTCTAACGCTTGAATGATTCCGAACGTTTCACCGGCAACAGATGTTCCGGACGCGGAAATAATTCGCAAACCGTTGTCGCCAAAAGATAATTTTTGAAAATCACTTGAATAATATAAATTTGAGGCCATAATTTTTTTTTACGTTTTAATATTTACAAAAATACAAAAAATAAAATATACATTATTCTTAAATTAACGGCCTTGACCTCTGTATTTTTTTCGATAATTTTTAGATGATTTAGACCTTGAATTCTTGTTTTTAGAATGTACGCCTTTACGCTTTTTTTTAACGCGTTTAAAGTCATTTATGTTGATTTGTTTTTTTGCCATTATTTTTTCCAGGTTTTGACAATCTTTTCGGCTGATCGCGCGCCAAAGTAACCGCCATAAACTAACAACAATAAACTTGATAACAAATCAATCCATTGTGCGGCAATATTAAAGCCACCAATTGACGAATCTAAAATTATGTAAATAAACAACGTCAACGTTAAAAAAGCCAATACCATTGGCCGAATGTTTTTTGTCATAAATGAATCCGCCGCGTTGTCTGACGTCCAACGTTTTGTGACCTCTTGCATTTCTATGACGTCAAATTCTAATTCCGCCAACAACATTTGTTTGTCGGTTTCGGACAATTTACCGTCGTTTTTTATTTTATCACTTAATAGATTTAAACTTTCAATTCCGGTAATGTTGCCGGCAATGTCTAACAATTCCGGCGCAACTTCTTTGCCCTTTGAAACCAACCAACGCAATGCGTCACCAACGCGCGTTGTTCCGTTTCTGTCTTTGTATGATTGCTTTGCCATAATTTATTTTTTTGTGTAATCCCAACGCGCCGAATAATCGCGAATGTCAACGTGTGTAAACGTATTGTATTTGCCTATTCCGCCAAATCCTAATTGACCCAATTCGACCATTTCGCAAACTAATTCATGAACTTCGTTTGGCGTCATTCCTTCAACTACAATGTCCGCCGCTTGTCCCTTTTTATGCCTTGAATTTTTAGATCCTTTAACAACATTGTCGTTATAATTGGCGCATCTATAACCGGAATTTATTTTAATAGGTTTTTTGACTTTGTCGCGTAAAATCTGTAATTGGTCCGCCAATTTAATAAGATTGTTTTTTATATCGGCGCTAATTTTACAATTGCCGCCTTTGCATTCAAATTCGGAAATCGAAAAATTTTTAGTCATTGTCTTTTTTCTTGTTTAAGTAATACCAACGTTGTGCGGTGTACCCTATTGAAACGGCCAATAATAATATTTTTAAAACTTCGTCGATCGCAGTAAACGAAACCATAAACGAAAACGTGTTGAGCATATATAATTTAAAATCATTCATTTTTTAAAAACTTAAAACTGTTATAACAAAATCTTCAACAACTGCCGTTGCGCCGCTTTTGTCAACTTTAATTTGAATCTTACAACCGCCGGTCAATTCACTTGTTCGAGTAAATATTTGCGTTGTTCTTGAATAGCGGACCAAATCACCATTGGACGCAATGTTGTCGTGTGAAAACTCAATTGTTTTCCCGGTGTCCGGAAAATATAAACGCGCATCTAATCGTGTATTTGCAGCGCCAGAAGTTACGTCAAAATCGTTTCTTATTAACAAGACTTTGTTTGCGCCAACTTTTGATGTATCAATTTTGTTTGCTGATGAATCCCACAAATCGCCACTTATATAAGACGGCAAATGTGAATGTGTACCGGTTCCGGCTTTGTCGTTTGTTAAATCGGTCCAGGTTTCCGCAGTCAAATTTATTGGTGTTCCGCTTGTTGTTGCGTCCTCGTAAAATGCAAACCCGCCCAATGTATCATAAATGTCGTTTACGGACGTTTTTATTTCATTCAAATCGGCGGCGGTCACTTTATTTATGTCCGGCAATGCTGACGTTTGGTTGTCTGTTTTATTTGTGTAGGTTATTTTTGCCATAGTTATTTTTTAAGATTGTAAATCGTTTTGTAGTTCAGATTGTAAACCGCCAATTGGTGTTGATTGTTCTATTTTATTTGACAATTCAATGACGGCGCGAAAATATGTAAAATCAGTCAAATCGTCTTGTAAATATTTAACGCCTTCGTTTACGCTTGTATATACATTAAAACCATTCGCGCTTAAATCAATATAATTCGCTGAACGTGTTCGTAATTTTTCTAAACATTGTGAAACCATTAAATTAGAATTTAACTCGCCGCCGTCGTCACTTGCAAATCGTGTAACACATTCAATTCGTGTTATTGTTTCGATTGTAAACGAACTTTGGTTTTGATCCGTTTCGTCGTTTGAAACTGAATAAACTCTTATAAATGGATAAGTCGCATTTGTTGGAACGCGCCCATAAATCGGAACAACTGAACCGTCAATTGTAATGTTTCCGTTTAATTTTGCAATGATTGCCTTGCGTACATAGTGAATCGCCTCTAACATTATTTTATTGCTTTTTTAATTTCGCCATTTAAGCGGTTCAACAAATTTTTAAATCCTATTCGCGCCGAACTAAAAAAGAACGGACGCGCCGGCAAATTAATATCTCGAATCCCTTTGCCTTTGAATTGCGCCGCATAACTTGGCGGAATGCCTAATTGCGTCATGTCTGTTAAATCAACGCGGCCACCGGTCCCAAATTCAACATACGGCGCATAATGTGCCGCAGCTACAACATTGATTGATTTACCGCTTCGTTGTGCGCTAATTGATTGTTTTAATGCACCATTATCAACCGGCGCCGAACGTTTGGCCAACCTTACAATTTCCATTCCCGTTTTACCTAATTCATTGGACAATGTTTTAGATTCAAACGCACGCATTTTGTCTAACTTATTTTTAAGTTTATTCAAATCGCTTTGGTCAATTTTAAGGTTCACGTTCATTTATTCCGATTTTGTCGCCAATAGTTTTGTATAAAAATCCAAATCAAATTCGAATTTGTCGTTTATTCTAAATTTTTGCGTTTCGTTTTCCAACGTGAAAATGTCGCCTAACTGTATTAAATCAGCGGTGTTTTTACGCATTGTTATTTCAACTTGTACGTCTTGTTCGCGTTTGCCGAATTTGTCGTTTATTTCACCCTTTAATTGTGTTAAATGGCACCAAACCGTTGCAACGTCTGACAATGTTGAATTGAAACCGCCGAATTCGTCCGGTGTTTTAGACAAACGTTTAATTGTTATTTTAGAATCTAATTTACCGGCGTTCATTATATAAACATTGATTTATAAGACGTTAAAATTGATTTAGTTGATGTTGGTATTTCTGTAATATTTCCAACCATAAAATCGGCGCGGTTGTCGTAATACGTCGAAATTAATTGCAACATTGATTGTTTAATCAACGCGTCATTTATTCCCGCGGTTATATATGTTATTTTAACGCGTTCGCCTGGACCTTGGTCCAATTCAATGGTTTCATTGTCTAAACCTAAAATTTCATAATCAGTTGTTGCGGTGCCGTCAATGGTTATTTCCTCAACGCTTGCAATTGGTCCAAATGGCACGTCAAAAATTCCGTTGGTTGAATCTAAATAATACGTTCTATTTTTCGGCACTATGTCGCGCGATATATAGTTTTCGCACCAAATGCGCGCTTGTGTAATCATAGCCGCAATAATATTGTCGTCGGCGCTTGTATCAATACGAACGTAATCCTTTACGTTTTGAGCCGTTAACAATTCATTTCCGGTTGTGGAATTAATCTTTATTTGTCGCATCGTCTTTTATTTCAATATATTCAACCTTTAATTCTTTGGTTTCGATTTTTTCTTTGTTTTGCTTTTTGCCTATTTTAGACGCTAAACCTTTCGCAATCCAATTTTGTGCGATGTGATCCGGCAAATCTATTTTGTCGCCTTCATCGTAACGTTTGCCACCTCTTAAAATTGATTGTTTGATTTTTAATTGCATAACCTATAATTTTTTGTAAAGATAAAAAAAAAGCGCCACATGAATTTGTGACGCCTTTTCAGAAGAATGAAAACAATAATGAAAAACTTACATTGCTGCAAAGTTATTAAAATATTTTGAATATTTTTCCAAACCAACCGTAAATGATTGAATTATTCCGTCATTTTTAAAAATAAAAAATCCCTGGCGTTCGGCTGAATAGACCGCGAAAAAATCCACGTCCTTTTTTTTGTAACCGTTTTTTTTATGGTCAACTAAATTGATTCGGTTTCGTGTTCTGTTGTATTCGTTTATAGCTTTTATCTGTACTTTAAATAAACCATTAGGCGAATCAACAATGCAATCATATATTGAAGTATGCAGCAAAGGGAATGAAACTAAAAGACCGTTTTCCATCGCTTTTGTGGCAAATAAATATTCAGCGTAACAACCGAAAACATTAGGATTCATTTTATAAAGTTATAAAAAAAAGCCGACCAAATTAATGACCGGCTTTTTAAAACAAACCAATATAAACTAAATTATGACATTTAGTTGTCGTTTGCCAATGCAACGCAAATTGATAGAATAAATAAAAATATCGCCGTTGGCAATTCGTTAAATACCATTATTTGTCTAATGGCAAAAGCGCTAAATAATAATGTTAAAAAAAACTTAATAAATTTTTGCTTCATAATGTTACATTTGATCAGCTATAAAACAAGTTTGTGAACAAATTCCGGCGTCCTCAAACATTGGTACACCACAAACGGCGCATTCGAATTCGGGTTCATCGCCCGGTATATAGTTTAATCCCCACATAATTAAAAATTTTTGATGTCTATTTTATTTGTTAAATGATATATTTCGCGTTCTAAATAATCCAACGCCTTTTCCAAATCTTGAATTTCATTGTCTTTGCGTCCGGCGCGAACAACGTATTTTAAAACGTTTCCGCGGTTGAAGTTTAGGTCATAAGACGCAATAACGTCAATAAGGTCGTGTTTAAGACCGTTTTCGTAGTGTTTAGGTGTGTTGCTCATCTTTTTAAATTTAAGGCGTTTAAAACGCTTTTAAACCACGCTTCAAAATTGTTTTTGTCATTATGCTTTCGCATTTCGTTTTGTGTGTACACGTTGACGCGGTTGCCGTCGTGTATAATAGTTAATCCGGTTTTTGTTTTCATTTGTCTAAAATTATGGCCCGCCGAAACGGGCCGGTTAATGTTTTTATTTTAATATTCTAAAACTCTATTCTCTTTTAATTCATTGAAATTTAATCCGCCAAATTTATAGCCTTTTAATGAATAACTATTGTTTTTAAAAGTAAAGACATCGTTTTCGCTAATTATAAATCCGTCCTCGTCCTCAACCTCGCCGTCAATTAAACTGTTAACAATTAAAGTTTTTCCGTTTCTTTTAATTTCGTGTAAATACTGAATATAACAATCGCCATTTATAGAGTAAGTCAAAGGCATTGGATCTAAACTCAATTTAAAGTTTAAACCTTTTAATTCTGATTTTGTTAATTCTTGAACGTAGTTTAAAAAATCTAAATTTGTAATTTTCATAATGTTTAATTTTAATGGTTTGTTTGTTTCTTACAGTACAAATATATAACACATTTTAGAATTAAAAAAATATTTTCAGTTTTTTTTTAAAGTTTTTTTTGTTTTTTTTTACATTCTTATCTGTTGGACGCCTAAAAATAAAGCATAAAAAAAAGGCCCGGAAATTAATTCCAGGCCCTTAAATTGGTTGGTTAAACCTTTATTATGGTGTTTCAAGCGCTGCTTTTGCAGTTGCGAAGTCACCCGTTACAAACGCATTTGGTAAGTAGTTTGTTAAAGCTACTCTCTCGCTTACTCTTACAGTAACGAATCCATCACGAACGTTTGTTCAGTCCT